AATATTATAACGGATGGCCGCCACGTGTTGATCTGCCTTTAGGAACTTCTACTATATAAGTTCCCCCAGTTCCCCCAATTCATAGGAATTTTGAGCGAGAGAGCTATCGGGGGAACATCCATATTTACAAAACTGCCATCAGTTGATGAACACTTTCCCAATTTAAATACCCATCAACCCAGAAGTTCTGGGTTCATACAAATTCTCTCTTTCATTTCCAGAATTCTACAATTTGTTCATCAACACTCTTTTCTTTCTCAAAAAACATAATTCTTGAACAAGTTTCCCGTTTTCCATTTCCTCAAAATTATTATTCATAGACATATAACACTCTCAAACACAGAAACTGTCAGACACATACACATTTACCTTCTTCGAGATCAAAAAGGAGAGCTTTCCAGACTTGATCATCTTGTTCATCAGTTGTTCATCTCTTTCCCGATTCAACTTCATCAATCGGTTCCGCTGCGCGGCCTTTCTTCTTCATATGGAATCTCAGCTAGTCAATCCTCCACATGCCTTCAATTACATAGAGTCTCACCGCGACGAGTATCAGCTTTCTCATGACCTGACTGAAATAATACTGCAATTTCCTTCCACGGCGGCGCAGTTGACGGCAAGGCTTCATCGGAGCTGTATGAAAATCGACCACTGCGTCATAGAGTACAGGCAACAGGTACCAATCAACGCCGCCGGGACGGTAATAGTGGAGATCCACGACAAAAGGATGACAGATAACGAATCATTACAGGCATCGTGGACTYTTCCGATCAGATGCAACATAGATCTCCACTACTTCTCAGCTTCCTTTTTCTCCCTCAAAGACCCAATCCCGTGGAAACTCTATTACAGAGTTTCCGATACGAATGTTCATCAGAGGACCCACTTCGCCAAGTTCAAAGGGAAGCTGAAACTGTCGACGGCCAAACATTCGGTGGATATCCCGTTCCGGGCACCAACAGTGAAGATCCTTTCCAAACAGTTCACGGACAAGGATGTGGACTTTTGGCACGTCGACTACGGAAGAACGGARAGGAAGCCCATCAGATGCGCATCAATGTCCAGAGTTGGGTTACGAGGCCCAATCGATATAAGGCCTGGCGAGTCATGGGCTTCCAGGAGTACAATAGGTACGGGCCAATCTGAGGCGGACTCAGAGGTGGAGAACGAGCTCCACCCATACAGACACCTGAACAGGCTCGGGACGAGCGTTCTAGATCCAGGAGAGTCTGCTTCAATCGTGGGAGCCCAGAGAGCGGAGTCCAACATCACATTGTCCATGGGCCAATTGAACGAAATAGTTAGGACTACGGTCCAAGAATGTATTAATAATAACTGTCAAGCTTCTCAAGCCAAGTCATTGAAATAAATGTTATCTTTTGATTTATCATATCAAGATAATCAGTTTTGGATAAACAACATTTATTACATTAACCAACATAATCAAGATCAAAAGATACATAATTAGATGCCTTCGAAGGCGTATCGGACACCCAGCAATAATAAATTAACAGGGCGTTCTTGCTTATATTATCATAAACACCCTTGCATGCATCACGATCAACGTCTTTGAACGTGGACCAACAATTAAAACGCCTGTTAGATAGAGCTGTAGATCCTTCAACGTCGACCATCAGCGTGTCATTCTCCAATGACAATACGCGTTTGAACACATGGCGAATATAATAACGGTCTTTCAGAGAAGGGACAATGCTGAGATTGCCATGGCTGTGAATGATTGCTCCGAACAGCTCGTCGAATGTATGCAGACAACCACTTGGACCCAAGTGGGGTTTCCGATCAACAACAACAACAAGAGAGAAGACTCCTTCTATTTTGGGGAGAGTCCCGTCCATGTTCATATCCGATTGCACACGTTCAATCTTCACCGTCCCTTTGAAACGGAGTCGTTTCAACTTGATATATGACCTGCTTCGGCCCGGTTCCATCTTACCCAAGTCCGGGTAACTGATGAACGTCGAGATAGCTGAATTATGGGCCATGACAAAATCAGTGCCATACTGATTTTCGTGTATGGATTGGACTGACATCTTGGGCTCGTCATTGGGCTTGACATATCGACTTCCACGTCGTTTCCCATCATGTCGTTTCACATAGGCTGAACGGTTAAACACATTATTACGATAGGTATATCGTCGATTAGGGAAGTAACCAACACGTTTATTCCTCACAGGATACATGATCATAAAATCAAATGCAAATGAAACACAATTAAAGATAGAAAATAAACGTGTTTAGACGCTGCGTGGGTTGTACATGACATACATGTCCACTACAATATATAAATAATTCGTCCAACATCAGACACAAATAAACGCAGCGGCATGGTCGAAAAATAGCCACGTCCTTCACATGGTACAATGGGCCATAGTCAGTCATCGCGCGACAGTAATTCAAATCATAAAAGCAATTCGCGCGAGAAAGCATTATCCTTTAATTTGAATTAAAGGCCACTCAAAAGATGGAGCGTGAAGGACCCGCACCAATGAGGGGGCGCGTGCCAGCAACACACCAGGGGAGCGCGTGTGCGAGAACGGGCACCAGGGGGGGGGCGCGCGGCCATCCGGT